TTGAAACTAGCGATAATCCTTTTTTTGAAGAAGACGAAGAAGAGACAAAGCCAAAGAGGAAGAACGGAAAGTCGAAGGAAACTACTTCTTCTAAACCTAAAACTAGAAGGCTTGTACCTAAGAAATACACAACTGAGGGGGTTAATCCTAAAAGTTTACCCGCTGGTTCCGGGCCACCTTCTTTAGCTGAGTTAAACAGAAAAACTTCTTCCGAAAAAGCTACAGTAAAACCCCTTGAGGTATTAAGTGACGCATACAACCGTACACCTCCGGGTATGGCTTCAAAGCTTGGACGAGCAACCGCACAAAAAATAAGTGGGGCACTGAATAAGCCAAAAACTACTTCTTCTAATCCAAGGACTAACAGGGCAAGGTCAACAGCCAAAACTACCCCTTCTCGTGGGACAATGGCGAGAAGCCTAAAGCCGGGAACTGACCCTCAGAAAGTAATAAAAAGAGGGCAAGAAAAGATGATAGGTGGTAAAACAGCCCCTGCAAGGTTAGGAACTACTTCTCAGATGAAGAAAGACCAAGATATGATTTCTGGGATTGGTGCGCGAGCGGCTAAGGGAAAAACACCTGCTAAGAAAAAAACAGATTTAGGGATTATGGGTATGGGTTTAGGCCCAAAAACTAATAGGCAGCGTGTAGAAGATGCGGTTAGCCAAGGCGTTAAAATGCCTAATACAGGTTCTAAAAAGGTAACTAAAACGGGGCCAAAAACTAATACAGACAATACGGTTAGTTATTCTGAAGCTACGAGACCTAAGAAAAAAGCACCCGTTAAGAAAGGTCGAGCAGCTACAAAACCTTTTTTGCCAGCTATCGGCGGCGCTCCTGATTATTCTGAGTTGACAAGACCTAAGAAAAAAGCACCTGTTAAGAAAGGTCGAGCAGCTACAAAAACTGTAGACAACAAGGTTAACTATTCTGAAGCTACGAGACCTAAAGGCTCTAAAGATTTGATAGGGGATAATAAGGTCGATTATTCTGAAGCTACGAAACCGGTTAAAAAGACTACTAAAAGCAAAACCGCTAAGAGTAAACCCGCTGCAAAGGAAAAATCTTTCCGAGAGCGTAGAGCTGAAAGGCTGAAGAAGCGCCTTGCTTCTGAGTCTGTAGGTGAAAGCAGGAAGAAAAGAATAAAAAGAAGGCTATCGCGGGTAGAAGGCCGAATAGAAAAAGCGAAAGATAAAAAGGAAGAGAAAGCTCGAAAGCCTAAGAAGATGATGGGCGGTGGTGAGTATAAGAAATACGCTGAAGGCAAGCTACATAGAACGTCCACGAAACCTAAATTAAAAGGCATAGGGATCACCCAAAAAGGTGTACGCCCCTGTAAGATGAGATAGGAGATTTGTATGGATAAATTTGAAGTCTATCAAAACGGTAATTTCGTAGATGGCAGACCTGTATTCCAGATTGGTGTTAAGCAGGAAAATGGGTCTTACGCTATTGTAGATGCTGACCTAATGAGCGAAGAAGAGGCAAAAGCTCGATTAAAAGAGCTACAGCCCGCTAAGAAAACCGCTGCCAAAAAAGAACCAGCTAAGAAAGAACCGGCCAAGAAAGCAGCTAAGAAGAAGTAGATGGCGACATCCGGCACTACTGCTTTTAATCCTGATTTTGCCGAGATTGCTGAAGAAGCGTGGGAACGCGCTGGGCGTGAAATGCGTTCAGGCTATGACTTACGAACCGCTCGTAGGTCTATGAATTTATTGACTATTGAATGGCAGAATAGAGGAATAAATTTATGGACAATAGACGAAGGATCGGTCACTTTAACTGAAGGTACATCTGAGTATGATTTACCTGCTGACACGGTTGATTTGTTAGAACAGACTATCCGTACAGATTCAGGTAATGCTACTACCCAACAGGATCTTACAATAAGTCGTATCAGCGTCAGTACTTACTCGTCTATTCCTAATAAGTTATCAGAAGGAAGGCCAATACAGGTTTATGTAGAGCGCCTACGCACTACCCCTAAAATCAATGTTTGGCCTGTACCAGATAAAAGTGGGTATATTTTTTACTATTGGCGTATGCGCCGCATAGAAGACGCAGGTAATGGGGTAGAGACTGCGGATATGAATTTTAGGTTTTTACCCGCATTAATGGCGGGGTTGGCCTATTATATTGCCCAAAAAGACCCTGAATTAATGCCCCGTGTGCCCATGTTGAAAGAGATATACGATGAGCAATTTGGTCTGGCCGCAGGAGAAGATAGAGAAAAAACTTCTGCTCGTTTTGTTCCCCGTATCGGGTATGTATAGGCATGGCGAATCGTTTTGCATCAGCCCGAAAAGCATTAGGGATTTGCGATGTTTGTGGATTTCAGTATAAGTTACGAGAACTTAAAGATTTAACTGAGAAGGGTAGAAATACACATATAAAAGCGTGTCCTGAATGTTGGAACCCCGATCAGCCGCAGCTAAAATTAGGGGAGTTTCCTGTTAATGACCCCCAAGCTATACGAGACCCGCGTTCAGATAGTGCAGAATTAACAGAAAGTAGAGATACTCAGTGGGGATGGAACCCAGTGGGTGTAGGAAGAGACCCGTACGATTTAACGCCTAACGACTTAGTTGGGACGGGAGAAGTAGGAACAGTAACCATAGTAACTTCATAGGAGCGTAAAATGGACGTATTTGATATGAAAGAGGTTAAAGTGCATAAAGATAAGGGTGTGTATCCTTGTAAAGATGCCCCCAAACCTGATATGAGTGGGATTAAGACTTCTGGGATTAAGATGCGCGGTGCAGGTGCTGCGACTAAAGGCACGATGGTACGTGGTACGCTTGCATGAGTATGACCTATGCCCAATTAACGGCGAATATAGAGGATATCTGTGAGACTTCCTTTACAAGCGACCAGCTTGCTATGTTTACCCAACAGGCTGAACAGACTATTTATAATACTGTACAGCTTCCTTCGCTTCGTAAAAATGTGACAGGAGCGTTGACTTCGGGTGTTAAGTACTTATCAGTACCCACAGATTATCTCTATACATTTAGTTTAGCAGTACTTGATTCGGATGGTGTGTTTACGTATTTATTAAACAAAGACGTTAATTTTATACGAGAAGCGTACCCCAATCCTTCAACTACGGGAGCGCCGAAGCATTACGCTGTATTTGATGATTCTTCTTTTATTCTAGGGCCAACCCCGAACAGTGGGTACACAATGGAACTGCACTACGGGTACTATCCTGAATCTATTGTTACAGCGAGTACACTACCTTGGTTAGGAGAGAACTTTGACTCCGCTCTATTAAATGGTGCTTTAGTGGAAGCAATTAGGTTTATGAAAGGCGAACCAGATATAGTTCAGCTTTATAACAATATGTATTTACAATCTATAACTCTATTAAAAAACCTTGGGGATGGTAAATTGCAACAGGATACGTATCGTTCAGGCCAGTTTAGTATGCCTGTAACATAAAGAGGTATTATGTTTAAGTTAGCAGTCGATTCAAGTATAGGGGATGTTGTTGTTAAAACGACTGAAAATAGAGGTTTGTCTCCTGAAGAATTAGCTGAACGGGCTGTTGAACAAATAGTCAGCGTTTCAGATTCGGTAGATCCTATAGTAAGGCAACAAGCAGAAGCATTTAAAAATCGCATTTACCATGTGGTTTTAGGTATTATCAAACAAGCGGTTAAGAGCGACAGAACAACGCTTGTTAACGAGTTTATTCAGCAGGGTCATTCAGATGTTGCTGATATTTTAAGGAGACTATAATGGCTATCACGACAGCTATGGCAACCTCGTTTAAATCCGAGCTTTTACAGGGAATTCATAATTTCCATAATGGCTCTGGTGGGGGTACGACTACAACTACGGGTACGGGCAATACTTTTAAGATTGCTTTGTATACAAGTAGTGCAACGATGTCAGCTTCTACTACGGCTTATGCAACAACTAACGAAGTATCTGCTACAGGTACGGGCTACACGGCTGGTGGTAATACGCTTACCAATGTAGATCCGACTACTTCAGGTACTACAGCGTTAACAGATTTTTCTGACAGCACTTGGTCAAGTAGCTCAATTACGGCGAGAGGGGCGTTAATTTATAATTCCTCTACTACAGCCGGTTCAGCTAACAGGGCAGTAGCTATATTGGACTTTGGAGCGGATAAGACATCCACAAGCGGTGACTTCACCATCCAGTTTCCAGCGGCAGATGCTAGTAACGCGATTATAAGAATCGCATAGGATATAACGTGTGGCTGACATTAAGGTTGCATTTGATGGATGGAATTCGTCTTCTCATGGATGGGGTGACGGAACGTGGGGTAATGGTGAGGCAGTACCTGATGCGACAGGCACTCTTGGCACCGTCTCGATTAGCGCGGATGCGAATGTCAGCGTCACAGGAGTTGCAGGAACAGCGACTCTCGGATCGATTTCTGTATCCTGCGATGCGAATGTTAGCCCTACTGGGGTATCAGGCACTGGTACTCTTGGTACGATTACGGTCACGGGTACGGCAACTGTCTCTCCCACAGGAGTGGCGGGTACAGGAACACTTGGATCAGTTTCAGTCTCAGCTGACGCAAATGTTTCACCCACGGGCATTGCTGGTACAGGAACTTTGGGATCGGTTACGGTCACGGGTGGGGCGACAGTCTCTGTCACAGGCGTGGCAGGAACAACAGGGCTTGGAAGCATCAGCGTCATTACGAGCAACACCATCGAAGTTACGATGGCTGCGCTCACTGGATCTATTGGAGCGGTTACGTTCGATGGCGATGCGAATGTTTCGGTTACAGGGGTGGAAGCGGCTTGTACAACGAGCGGCGTTAATGTTTGGGGACTTATTGATGACAGTCAAGACGC